GGGTTGTAAATCATAATCCTTGAATCTGTCTGAACGTTGGCTATCATCTAAGAAACCACCAGCGTAAGCATTACGCCTACCTTCTTCAGCTTGCATAGTAGCTAACTGTAAGCCCGCATTAATATCAAAAGACTTAGCATTTTGAGCTAACTCTTGTCGAGCAATTTCATTACCTGCTTTAGCCGCTTTGTTGGCTTGCCAACCATTCCAGGCACCTATTACTGCTGAACCTAGCTCTAGTGTGCCCATGTTCATGCCTAATTCGAAGGGTGCGGCAGGATTGTACTTAGGCGAAGATCCACCTCCAGAATTATTACCTATGTTTGAGAAATCATAATCTACAAAGTTAGATGTATCTTGAATAAATTCTTGTTGCTTTGGTAACCCTAACCCCGTAAATTGCTGTCTATTTGCTGATTGTAATGCATTAGGTGCTGTACCGCCCCAATAATTATTAAATGCATTTTGATTAAGTGCCATAATTGTTCTCCTATTATGTGTATTTGTATTGTAGTCTATAAATGTGTCTAGGTGAAGTTGTTTTCAATACCCTCTGGAAGTACTGTGCTGTAGGCATAGCTTCTAAAGTATCTACTTTACGTATATTAATTAAGGCTTGCTGTATGTACCCTCTATTAATTGCACTATAGTAGTATCCAGAAGCTTCATATTCTTCATCTAGACCATCTTGTATTTCTTCTGATAATAGTGTTTGAGTTAGTCCCATTGCTGTTATTTCCTCAGCATCATCCATAATATGTTGCATCTCGTAAGTATTCATAATATTAATAACCTGTATAGCATTCATAGCTGTATAGGCATTAGCACCTAAAGTAGAAGTACTAGTACCCATACCGATAGCTAATAAAGCTATCTGGCCTAATATTACGTAATCTTCACCAAACACTCCCATAGAAGCTAAATAGGCAACTGCCATTATTATGTATGCAGTAGATAGTGTTACTCCTAAGGTAGTAGCTAATGCTGCAGCTGTCTTTCCTAAAGCTGCACTAATATCATAACCTGTGTATACAAATACAATGATAGCTACGACAAGTAGGATAAGCCCCCAATTCCATACTTCTTTTTGCTCCCAGTATGCGTAATACATAATAAGATGCATACTACTAGTAGTAAGTGAGGTCAATTCTTGGTTATTATATGATTTAACTATACGCCAATCTAGTGGTAGGTATATATCTGCATCCGCTGACTCAAGGCTTATATACACAAGTTTGTGTTGATTAGATTGTGCATCTCTTACGTAATGCGACATTACTGGTGCCACCAGCATGTAGCTGTCTACACTGTCATCTTTATTTATTCTGTAGTACGTAATTGACGATACTGTAGAAGTTGTTAGGTTTTGAAAAATAGAGTCTAAGTATCCCCAAACACCACTGTCAATAGTAACGCCGGTATTAGTGTACGTTAAGCTAAAGTTATTATTAATAACTGACTTGTACTTTATCCCTTGAACTCTTCCATGGTCTGATACATTTACTTCTACATCCCGTATATCAGTTAAAAAAGTATTAGCATCTACTTCAGTCTTACTGTGATGTTGTATATCAATGTGTGCGTAGGTTAACCCATACGCAAAGTCATTGAAGGAAACTACTAAATCTACCCCAGGTATGTCTACTAATTCTGTAGGTACATTTCTGTGTGATGTTGTATACGTACTGTTGGCAGCATCAGTGTACCCCCTAGTGTTTTGTGTATTAAAACCTCTGCTAATATTATCATTAGTGCCATTAACAGCATAGTTAAACGTATGTGTATCAGCTAAATTTTTAAGCTTAGTAATAAAATCAATACAGTAACGTAAGCTATGCTTGTCTTTAGCTTTTAAATCTACACCCTGACCAACCGTAATATGATCTAATTTATCCATATCAGTTTGATCTTGGAAGGCGTCAGCAATATCTTTAGGTACTATACCAAGTGATTTAGCATAGTCATCATAATCAGCATGCCTAGATGCGTCATCGTGAGTATAAGTACCGTCCTTACGAATATCTAATGGTGGCATTATCTGAAATACCGTAGGATCATTTTCTGGAAGAGTAGTATACGTATCTAGTTCCGGGTATACCCCTGAACCTATCTCATATGTCCAATTACGTATAGATGTCACAGTAGTGACCGGAGGATCAGCTGTAGTAGTCGTGGTTATTGTATAAGTAACATTATAAGAACTACCAACAGGTTCTGGGGGTAAGTCTAATACAGTTGTACTAGCTGCTACTATATTAGTAATCTCAATAGTGTTATCTACACTATCCGCTGTACTGAAATCTACAGAGAACTCTATGCTATCTGCTATGAACCTATTAGTAGTTGTATTGAGACCAAACTCATTAACTAAATAGGTAGATGCCCACCCAGCATAATCTAAAGCAGATATTGAACTGCTTACTATGGTTACAGCACTAGGGTCACTTGGATTAATTCTAGCCTTTACTAGGCTAGCTGGTACATAGTTATTACCTATATTTACTTCGGCAAATCCCCCGTAATAATCATACTTACTAAATTTATTAGTTATCTGTCGATAGTTATTACGACTGCCTGCATTGTAATTTAGATACTCTAAACTTTTGAAATAATCTATACCGTTAACTGCGTCATTGATTATAGCGAAGTCGTGAAACCCGTCTGGTAGAGGTTTATCCGTTAACGAGGTAGTAGCTACATTCCAGTACTGGTAGGTAACTGTTTTCTTAAACGGATTCCAACCCATGGCACTAAGTTATGTTGACGGTGTTACGTTAGGGTCACTTGGAAAGACGTCTAGTAAATGTCCTACATCTATATACTTACTTGCGTTGAAGTCACCGGCAGTATTAATCTGCATTTTGATAATATCAGCCATGTTCTTATTGAATGCGTTCTTAGCATCATTCTTAAAACCTTCAGCTTGTTGTGTAAACAACTCTGATTGTTTACCCATAACACTACCTGTAGCAATAGTGGATCCAATTACTTCTGTTAGTGTTTGTGCATGCTCAGTGACACGCTTCTGCTTAAGTAAGTCACGTTCCTCTTGCGTTTTAGCAATTATAGATGCAGCAGTAGACTTACCTGCATGTTGTAGATTATTAGTCTGATTCAGTGTTACTGTATTAACTTCTGGGTAAGCAGAATTATGTGGATCAGCTGTCATTAGGGCTATTACATCATTCTCAGTAAGATTCTCGATAGTTACGTACGTGTACGTTTTACCTAGATTAAGTTTATATTCTATTTCCCAAATATACTCATTAACTTCCATACCATTCTGGAAATGCTCATTAATAATCTGTTGACGTTTAACAGCTAAGTCAGCATCACTGGTCTGTATTCCACTAATTGTTTGAGAAGCTACTTGGCTAGTCTGGGTCGAGACAAGAAGACGTTGCTTAACTGCTGTAGTTTCATTAGTAGTCTGTGCGGCTGTTCGGTTTGTAGTCTGATTAGTAATATCAATCGCTTGCTTATCTTTAACTACATCCTCTTTAGTCATAGAAGTAACCTGTGCTGACTTAACTAAAATATCTTTAGCTGACTGCGTATCTCTAACAGTGGTTGTAGATACAACATCAAGAGTCTTCTTAACTTCTGTTAAAGTCTGCTTATCTATTAGGGATTTTTGACTAGCTTTATTTAATAAATCTTGACTAGACTGTGCGTTTCTAACAGTGGTACCTGATACCACATCCAGAGTCTTTTTCTCTTCAGTTAAGATTTGCTTAGTTAATAGGTCAGCTTGCTTGTCTGCTTGCTGCTTGCCTAAAACAAACTGTACAGAGTTCTGTAAAGAGCTCTGAATAGCCCCTAAGTACACTGTAGCATAATCAGTACCTGTTAGTCTACCTAAACTAAACTGAGCGCTTAGGTGGGCGTTAACAGCCTCCATAAGGTCATCAAATACTCCAGTACCTGTTACAGTGTATTTACCGTCTGTACTAGTAGTTACGCCGCTAGCTTGCGTTAAATCTGAAGTATTGATTGTAGCCATAGTTTTATCCTAATGAATTAGTTGCCTTTTGTTTAACTGCAATCTTATCAATATCAGCTTGTGTAAGTGGAGGTAATACCTCTACGTTGTAAGCTTTGATAGTTGTAGATTCCATAGTGTCTTGACCATTACGTGTAATCTTTTTAAAGATTTGACACTCAGCAGCCTTGATGTTTTCAAAGATAATATTAGGAATGTGCCAGCCTTCATCGTTATTGAAAGGTACGTACTTACGTACAGACTTACCCCGGTTAGCTGTGCTATTACCGAATGTAAAGATTTCACCATTAGCGTCTAACTTCAGTGGATCGTTAGGTCTAACGATTACTCTGATTAGTTTCATGGCATCTTGCTCACGAAGTCCTTCTAGTTCTACGCCGTTGATTTTAAAATCTTCTAGCATGTCAGGAGTAATTTCTGTGACTCCGTTGTCTTGTACTGCTGCTTCCATAATGTTATCCTCATTATTACTTGTTAAATTGTTTAAAGCTTCCTCAAGCTTTAATCTGTTTGAATTAAAGTGCATCTTAATACCGTGTTCGGCTAGCTTATCGCTTATCTGTTTAGATGTCATTTCGTTCATGTTCATAGTTTCCTCCCGGGAAATTAGTGAGGCAGCCCGCCCGCACTTGCGTGCTAACGGGCTACCAAAGGTTTAAAGCTTACGCTTTAGTCCAGATGATACCTAAACGTTCAGGGCGTAATGCCATGAAGCCGTAGTACCATTTGATAGAGTAGAAACCTTTCTCACCGTACGGATCGTTAAGGTCTGCAATATCTTTACCTGGCTTCTTGTGTGTAGTAGTGAACTTCACAGTCTTACCATCAGTTTGGAAACCGATAGTAGTGAAAGCACCATCACCTACAACAAGCATAGGGTAGATGTCAGCACTAGAAGCGCCTGCACCTGCATCATACTGCATCTCAGGAACAACAACGATACGGAACTGATCTACAGCACCAATCTCACCGTTAAGGATGTTAGCAGCATCAGCATACTTCTCTACAGAAGTAAAACCAGAACCTACACCTGAACCAGAAATGTCAGTCATCTTACGAACTAGAGGAATCAAGTCAGGACCAATGTACATTACACGGCCACCGTTAACAGTACGAGTATCAGTCATACGTGAACCAGTGATTACTTTAGTTTGCTTAGGACACTTAGCGTTATCTAAAGCGATAGATAATTGCATAAGGTCTTCATAGTCAGCTGTACCACTTACAGTTGCTTTAGAAGTTGCTGAACCAGGATACTTAACAGTACCTGAACCAGAAGCAGAGTTAAGTAAGTCTACTTGTAACGCAGCTTCAGTAAGCTCAGTCGCACCTTGTACCATTTCAGTAGTGATGTGTGACATCAACTCTGAATCACTGTCAAAGTCTAAAGACTCTTGAGTGTACTCAGTGAAGAAACCTTGCTTAACGATTGAACCAGTGATTTGATCACGAGTAAAACCAACACGGTTAACACGGCCACCATTCTCAGTTAATGCAGGAAGCTTGTGAGAAATCGTACCGATATCTGTAGCTGAACCGTAAAGGTTACCTGTATTCTGTGAAGTGAAACCACCAGAACCAGCAGCTGTAGATGCAGCTGCTGCAGTAGCGTATGAAGAACCTTGTAAAACACCAGCAGCATTCCACGCAGAGAACTTAGAGTTATCTAATGTAGAACCAGCAGCGTCAATACCTTGGTCATTAACGTTTAAATTGTCTAGCAAAGGACGGTAAACGTCTTGTTTGATAGTCTTACCATGATGCTTAGGCATAGCCTGAACATCTGCTAAAGGCATGAAGTACTGCTTATCGCGTACTGCAATTAGCGCCTTTTTGTTATAAAAATCGGTACGTGCCTGTGCACCGATTGTCGAGTTGGAACCATTTCCATATACTTGAGCCATTATATTCTCCTATAAAGCTTCTTTAAAATTAGACAGCAGCCATTTTCATAAACTCATCATCCGTCATCTTCAAGAAGTCTGGTTGAGAAGTCGCAGGTTTGCTACTTGTCTTTGTTGATGCCGCCGCTTTCCGTTTAGTGGAAAGCTTTGCATCGTTCTGTGCTTTAGTCTTACTTGATACATCTGACGTAGGTTGTGTAACTGCAGCCGATGGTGTACTAGTATCATTCAAAACACCAGTATTAGCTAAATATTGCGCAGCTTGTTTATAAGCAGTTATGTCAGACACTCCTTCTAGTCTACCTAGAGCTCGTTCTTTCGTAATTAACTTATTAATCTCAGCATACACACCATTCTGCATATGCTCATCAATAATACCGATAAACTGTGGATTATCCGAGATAATATTTTTACTCTCAGTATCCCACTGTGTACTCAGTACATCAATAGTTTGTTTGAAAGTGGAACTATCTTTAATACTTTCAAGCGCTTCATCTAACTTGTACTCTTTGTCTGATACATGGTACTCATTCGGTGTGTATTGCACATCTTCATCAGTATCAATATCGAGAGGATCTATCCCACTGTCCTTAATTAGCTTGGAAATCGCTGCAGGGTTGTTCTTAGATAAGTCGATTAAGTTGTTTAACTTACTAGCATCTAGTAGGTTATTCTTCTCAAGCATCTTAACTATCTTCAGATTAGGTGCTAATGCAGCCATCTTCTTCTGATAGTTAGCTCCCATCTTCATTAAAGACATTACATCTTCAACTGTATCAACCCGCATCTCAGTGCCATTGGCTTTGAACGGTGAGAAAATCTTCTCATATGCTCCTTGGAAGTCTACGGTAGGTGTTTCCCGGGTATCCCCATCTGTGTCACTTACTTTGTCTTCTGTATCAAGAGACGCTGGCTCAGTACTTTTAGCTTCTGGTTCCTGCTCCGATTGAGTATCCTCAAAAGGTTGGCTGTCTTCAGCTACTATAGGTTCTGGCTCAGGTTGCTCCTGGGCGTTGTCTTGAGGCTCAGTTACCTGATCCTCTACATCTGCTTCAGAAGTTAGCTCTTCTGTTACTTCAGTATCTTGTGTAGGCTGCTCATCTTCTTGAGATGTGCTAGCCTCTAATTCTTGGTTGTCAAATTCGTCTTCAAGAGTGCTTAAGTCTTGGCTTAAGAATTCCTCATCTGTCATACCTAATGCGTTATCTAATGCCATTATAGTAGTCCCTCCGCAATGATTTCTTCTTTAGCTTGTTCATCTTCAGCATATGCTTGTTCTGCTTGGTTACCACGAGCTACAGCGCTATCTAGAAACTTAGCGAGTGAACCTATGCCATAGATCATTTTATCTATAACTACTTGTTGGTCTTCTGTGAGACTAGAACTCTTAGCCATAACTAGTCTAGCAGCTTCATCTTTAAAGTAGTAATCTGTAATTACTTTTTTAAATTCACGATTCTTCTCCAACTTAGCTATGCTATCTCTAATATCAATAAAACGCTTAGCTTCTGTCATACTATCATCTAGATGCCCTAACTGTTCCTCATTTGTCATACCTTTACCTCCCAGTAAGTATTATTATAATCCTGGATAAGTAGTATTAGCTTCTTGTGTCATACTATCTATCGCTTTATTATCTAAATTTGATAATCTATCAAACTCTTTCTTTTGCATTTCCTGTCCATGAGCTAAATTCATCTGTCCTTCTTTGTTAGCATCAGCAACACCAGACTCTTTATTTACAAAGTCTAAGTCATCTAGATCAGATTTACTATCCATACCTCTGGCTTTAGCTTGCTCTGTAACTGTCTTAGCTTGTTTAAGACCCACATCAACCTGATTCTCTTGAGCTTTAGCAGTCTCATTAGCAATCTGTGCCTGTAGTAACTGTAACTCTAACTGTGCTTTCTGTTGCTGCATAGGATCTGGTTGAGGTTGGTAGTCAGCTATCTTCTTAGCTAACTCAGGCATTTTACGTAACTTAGCAATATCTGATAATACCATCTGTGACATCTCAGGAGGCATATTGTTACCCATAGTCTGTAACATAAATGATAACTCTTGAGCTTTCTCTGTATCAGCCTCAGCTGTAGATATGTTCAATTTAATGTCGTAGTTTCCACCTAAGTCTTCACGGTTGATAGCTACAAACTCTTCATTAGTTACTCTGACAATCTCGTGGTCAGATAAGAACTCAGCATTCATAGAGATAATCTTACGACCTATCTGATTGATGCCATTAGCTAATCTACGTAGGATACCTAGCTCACGTTTAGATGTAGCATCTAGTGCTGATCTAATACCAGTAGCTGTTGTACCTAATGCTTGTCCTGTAATACCAGAACTAAATGCTTTAACACCAGTTAGAGACTCAGCTTCATTGTTCTGAAGGGTTAACATATTAAGTGCACTACTTGGGATCTCTGGGTAAGTCTCCATATGGAAAGCTTGCCTAGGGTCTACGTTAGCATTAAACTTAAAGTCTTCACCACGTTCAAATTC